GGCTACTGCTGTGCGCCTAATAATCTTAGATGGGAAAGATGTGTGGCATACAAAGGTTACATCAGCAGAGGAAGCGAAGGTAATCTCTGATAGCTTTGCTGTAGTCCACGGACAGTTACCAGAACCGCTCAGAGACATAGTGTAAGACACGCTGTCGTCAGAGGTATCAATAGTAAAGATGTCTAGTTTTTCATTGCTGAACGCAAAGATGTAACGCTCAGTATCCGAGAAGATAAACGGCTCAATACGGATTTCCATTGGGTTGGTGTCGCTACGAGTGTTAGAGAACTCGTAGATAAACTCAGTGCCAGGGCGCTTCTTAACACCACCCTCACCCAAGATAAGGAAGTTACGAACCTTCTGCGCGCCAGCCTGATACAACTGTGTGTCTACACGGGACGTAAAGGAGGGGCTTAGCTCGCCAAACTGAAAGCTGTTGAAGGGAACTTTAACCTTAGCCATTAGGAACGCCTTTCGGTCAAGAACCTCGAAGTAACTAGTTTGCGTGAGGTCTGTTGCTGACTGTCCGTTGAGCGAGCCTTAGCCATAAAGACATTTGCCTTCTGCTCAAGAACAGCAGCCAAGTTACCATCACGGGCGATAGAAGTAGCAAAGATGCCAGCAAGGATATACTCGACAGCGACAACAAAATAGGATGGCCAATCTTCTTCGCCAGCACGATATATGTAGTCAGCAATAACAGTTTGTGTAGGAGATACATCGCTGAATACTTTGTCGCCGTAGATCGTGTAGTTGATAGGTTGGTCGGATACTGTGATGGCGTTCACCATAAGAACGTCAGCAGGTAATTGGTGTGCCGTATCGAAACGGCCAGTAGGCTCATCAACAAGGGCAGCTAGTTCCGCTTGCTCTGTAGCAAAGCGCCAGCGCATCAAACTTAGTTGAGAGCGTGCAATGTCTTCATACATATTTGAGGCTACTAGAGCCTCGGTCGTGTCGTCTTCAAAGGATGTGATCGGGTCAGCGCCGATAAGAATCAGAGCGCGTGAGCAAATATCAATAGCACTATTAGCAGCAGTAGAGGGCATCGTTCACCTTTGTAAGTAGTAGGGGAGGGAGATAAGTCCCCCTCCCCAGATAACTTAGTTGTTGTCGAGAACTTCGTAAACACCGTCATCGTCAATAACAACCGCACCCATGCTCATGTGAGCAGTGACAAGGTGTGCTACTTTTTCAGCAACGTAGTTTACTTCAGTCTGAACATCCGACCCTACACCCAGGCCAATGGCCGAGCTATGGTACAAGAAGTTCTTACCGCCAGCAACAGACGAGGTAGCGAAGCATTTAATGCCCATGAATTCTTTCATGGAAGCACCACCTGCGAATGGCAGGTTCTGGTCGCCAACAAAGTCGCTCGAAGCAAACTCAGTGATGTTGAACAGATCAGCGTAAGCAGCAGGAGACAGAGCGAGGAAACGCTTGCCATCTTCTGGAATGTCTGCTGTGCCGAGAGTTTCAAACATAGTCAGGAAGTCAGCTTTAACCAAGGCACCAGCAGTGTCGTTGATTGCTGTGCTGTTTGCACCAGCATCAAGGGCAGTAGTGATAAGGTCATCAGTCTTGCGACCCAAGGCGTAAGCAGCCGATTGAGCAACAGCCTGGCGCTCGTCGATGTTGATTTTCAACTCGTCCAGTTTGTCGATGTACTCAGGTGCATAGTGATCTGTCAGGGTTGCAGTCACATTGCTGTGGGCTACTTCCATAGCAGTAACATCAGCACCGCGAGCTTTGGTGTTGGCAGCGCCTTTGCCGATGATTTGGAATTTAACAGTAGAACCGTTCACGTTGTTGGCTTGACGTACAGTGTTGCGAAGTTTCGAACCCATACGCTGATATGCCAAGTGAACTTCCGATTCGAACTGCGTGATAAAAGCATTGTTAATTGTGTTAGCCATTACATTTGTCCTATAAAAAGAAAGTTAGATTAAGGTTTTTCAGGATTGGTTGTCCGTGTTTCGCATCGCCTGGTTATCCATCTCTGGGCCATCCGCTATATACGGGCCTCTCATCAAGCAATAATGCCTGAAATGTTGCAATTTGGCAACACAAAAAAGAACCGCCAACGGAGGAGGTCACGTTGGCGGCTCAGTAGCAAGGAGATTTGCTGTCTTTATTTATAGAGCTTTGAGAAACCCTCGTCAACTTGTTTTACAAAGCCTGGGTCGCGGCGAGTGTTGTCCCAATAACGAGGGTCTTGCATCATTGAGCGTAGCTCGTCTTGGTTTAGGCCAGCAGCAGTTGACCCTTCGCCGCTAAGGTTAACACCATCATTCATAGACATGAAGTGTTCCAGTAGCTCTACGCCAGCAGCGCTCTCGCCCATAGCCATGACTGCATCAGACATTTCCTCTGGCACATTCTTCTGCGCCCAAAGAGATACAGCCTCAATACGAGCACTAGAGTTGTCACCCAACTTAGCAGCTTCTGCTTCTAGGTCTGGCCCCTGAGGTATCATGCGTTGCAAGCCCTCTTCAAACTCATCCTGAGAGAAACCGTTCTCCCAAGAAAACTCAGCCCACCACTCTACGTTTGGATCGTTTGCTAAATCTTCTGCGAAGTCCTCAGTTCCTTCTGGGAGGGTGTAGTCACCAGAGGTTTCAGGGCGATTGGCAAATGCCTCTCCTTCAATCTCTTTCATAATAGAGGTTCGGATATCTTCCTCGCCCTTACCCATACGGCTTTCCAGGTTGCTGTAAGATGTAACCAGATCCTCTGGTGTCTTAAACTTTTCTGGTAGCCACTCTGGGCGGCTTGTTTCTACTGACTCCGTTGTTACATTGGCGTCAGGTGTTTCGGCTACTGCCTCTACATTATCTGTTGCTTCAGTCATTTGCTTTCTACTTTCTCTGCATGTTTAATGCGCCGCTCAAGCAGCGCTACTACAAAGCGTTGACCCTCCAAATGTCGGAGTTCGCCATCGCTTATTCCACCGCCAGCTACCGCATCCAATGTAATGGAACGGAGATAGCGAAGAACCTCACGCCCTGCTGGACTACCCAGCAAGGCTTTAATGTCTCGTGAAATCTTCTCGTCTTCCTCTTTCGGGCGAGGATAGCCGTCTACTCCAATGTGTGACATTTATACCACACCGCCGCCTTGCTGTTGCATAGCAGCCATTTGTTGCATCATCTCTTGCATCTGTTTTCTCTCCGCTTCATCTCGAATCAAAGTATCGGGAACACCGAACTTCTTACCAAGATAAACAGCAGCTTCTTCTGTGTCTACAAGTAAGTTGACCATCTCTGGGCCAAAGTTACCACCCACAAGCTCTAGGAACCGCGCAACAGATGAGATGTCTTGATTTGACTGAGCTTGCGCCAAAGGCGACGAGCTACGAACTTTTACTTCACGGCCATTTACTGTAGGCAGATCAATACGCCCCTGCTTCTTGAGAATGTAAACTACACGCTGGAGGAGGGGTTGAACTAACTCCGCTTGCAGACGACCAAAGGCCGAGCCAATACGACGAGACAGGTCTGCCATACGCTCGGCAATCTCTGTGGCTGTAGCTGGTGTGCGGTTTGGATCACCAAGCATATCGTTATACAAGGCGCGTTTGATGTTCAAGCGCATGTCGTTCAACACAAGCTGGGCAACGTCAAAGCTACCAGCAGCAGCTACAGGCTGTAGTCCACCTGAGCCTGGGGCTTTAGGAATGACTGTGCCTGGAACGAGGTTGATTGTATCTACGTTAATAATGCCATCGTCATCCATCTGGTAGATGCCAGAGATAGCCATCTGTGCGTTCTCAAGGATTAGTTGGATAGTTAGGTTGGTTGTCTTAATAGAAGACAGTGCGTTGACTAGCGGCCCTCGCCCATAAACTTCGCCAGAAGCTTTCGACCATCGGAAACAAATGAACGGGTTACTACCGACACCTGTGAAAGTATCTTGGTAAATGAGTTCACCATGCGTTTTATCAATAGCATAGTAGCCGTAACGTTCCTGGTTTGGTTTATCATATAGTCGACAAACGACTTCAAGGACTTTGCATTTTTCATCTGGTTTATTCTCCATCATGTCTACCAGCTTCGGAGACAGTTTTGCTTTAGGGTATGCAACTTTGAAGTCGCGGTGACGAATCTCACGCTCACGATACACATGGTCAATGCGATCATCTGCGCCGTTCTCTAGTACAATCTTAGGAAGAGGGATAGCACTAAAGCGTAGTGGATTGACAGCATCGCCCTCTTCTACCAGCAAGCAACCAGTGCCTACAGCTAGATCCATGAACGACTCATGCACTTCTTGTGCGAAGTTACTGTTAGCTAAGATTTCAAAGATGTATTCTGTGACTTCATCTAGGTTGTTGTTTACCTCGTCGCGCTCTTCTTGCGGCACTTCACTGCCAGCAATAAGGTCTGACCAGCGAGCGAAGTTAGGCACTAGGCCACTCTGTAAGCGCGATGCAAACTCTTGAACGCCAACAACAGCAGTCTCATCAAAGATGCGGTCATCTCGACGCTCGGCGGGGGAGGTATGGAAAAAGCCCTCACGCTGTGGGAGAGCATAGTCGTAGCACTCTTGGAACAAGTCTTCGAAAGGAAGTCGAAACGACTTGGCCGTTTCATACTTTTTCATGTAGTGCTTCGCTGTTTTATTTTCCATTAAAATATCCACCATAGAATCCACTACCGCCACCAGGAGCGGATGTTAAGAGAGCGCGACGACCAGTCTTCCGAGTCAAAGCCTTGGCTTCCATCTGGACTAAACTCTTACGTTTTTGTCTAATTTCTTGAATAGCGGGCTGCACATCAGCATCACCGATTAAAGTATTCTTAGCTTTTTGAGTTTGTTCAGCGACTGCTTTTTCACGTGCTTTTATTTTCCCTGAGATGTGTTGGGCTTTGCCGCCTGATCTTTTTATTTGAGGATTTGTGTAAGCAGAAATTAAGCTTTCTT